TCAAATCCTTTATACCAAAACCAAGCAGTTGCTCCTGGAATAATAAAAACAAAGTATATTGACTTAAAGATTTTGTATTTAGATTTCTCCATATTATTTATATATTATTACTTATCTTCAATAAAAGTCTTTCTTTAGCTTCTTCTACACATTTCCTACAATAAGGATAACTAGGTATGTCAGGGTCAAATACTGGCCAAAAGCAAACAGCTTGCTTACCACATTTACATTTACAGTCTTTTGCTAGAGTCATATATTTAATTTAGTTATTAGGTTTGAGGGGTAAACTTTTTACAATTACAAGTAGTTAAATCTTGATTAATCTGCCAACATTCATATTTACGAGAAGCGTGATACCAAGAACAATGACCACAAATACATTTTTTGTGATTACACTTTCCATTTTTACATTTATCTGTTAATTGTTTCTCCATATATTTATTTCTTAGTTATTTACTATCGCCAATCCCCCTCTTTTTTCACCCTTTCAAGGCTTCGCCACTAGTAAGCTAAAGATGTAGAGATTGGAGATAATTTTGTTATTTCTTTACATTTTCTACAACCATAATATCCCTTAAATTGATGACCTTTTACATTTTTACTTATATCTTTACTACCACAATGAGGACAAACTACTGTATTCTTCTTCATAATTTTATACTATTATATTAAAACCATACTTGGAGGCTTTGTTTATTATTTCTTTTCTTTTAAACTCATAACCTTGTTTATTAGCTTCACCCACAATGTTATCTTTCCAATTTAATTCCATTTCTTCACCAACTATATCTTTTAGCATACTCTCAATATATTCCTTTAACTCCTTATAAGCTAAGTGTCTGTCTTCATTAAGGTGTTCAATGCTTCTTTCTCCAGCTTCTACTAAAAAACTATCTATAATACTGTATATTTTTTCTGCACAGTTTTTCATATATCTATTTTAATAATAAGCTTTCTCTTACCCATTATCAATTTACTGCTATCAATAAAATGATAATGAGCAGAATGAAAGGTTGTTATTCAGTTGGTTCTGCTTTAATCCCGTCTTCTCTGGGGTCGCCTACAACATTACTATCATAAGTGCTAACTCCACCAGCTCTGGCTTGTAAAACCTTGCCTAGTCGCATTGAAGCGTCTTCTAAGTGTCTGTAAGATAGCATTAAGTTTGCTATCACTTCACCTTTGTCTTCTGTGCCATTAGTTTCAGAAGCTTTAGCTTCATTACTCATCTCTTTGACATTTTTAGCAATCGCCTTAATGTCTTGTCTTATTTTTGCAACAGACTCTTCTATTGTCATTTGAGTTTCTTCACCCATACAATATATTTAACGCAAACTTAATTGTTTGCTTTTACTTGTTCTAATTTTGTCATATATTCATCTTAAAGGGTGGGGGCTATTTGCCACCCTCCCTTGGTTATTTTAAATTATCTATTACATATTTAATGACTTTTTTATTTTTTCCCCAAAAGCCACATTGCCTAGAGTAGTGTTTTATATTCATAATAACATCTTTACTTTTCTCTAATTCTTTTTCACATTCCTTAATATATTCGTTTTTTTCTTTTAGTAATTTTTTAGTTCGTTTTCTATAATCATTAGTTATTCTAATTATTTCCCTGAATGTATCGCTGTCCATAACTTCTTCGTCTAATGACCAATGTTTAACAACTAAATCACTTGATTCAAAATACTCACTTCTTCCCCAAATAACAAATTCACCGTTATCGTGTAGATAAATAGTTTTACTATGAAATCTAACACCCAATTCCTTGTTTACTATAAATTGTATTTGTTTTAATGGTATTTTACCTTCACCATTTAATCCAGTAAGACAATGAGATAAGGCTTGCTTTAATGCAACTTCATTCATTTCCTCTACTGGAATATTTTGTAAATACATAATTTTATATTATCTTAATTAATTATTATCTCTTTACTATGTTTAGTTATTTAAAGCTTTAACTTGTTTTTCAAAATCATCAATCAATTTATAAGCCTCGTCTTGCTTGTCATATTCTATACCATATCCAGAGCCACAAGCCTGTCCATCTTCATTTATTAAACCCCTACAAAAATATACAAACCCAGCCTCTCTCAAAATCTTAAATTCTTTACTAAGTGTTTTTTTGTCATATTTATCGTCCCAAAGTCTAAAAGCAAAACAATAATCAATATGTCCTACTAATTCAATTAAAATATCGTATTGAATTTTTGTTAATTTTTTAATTTCCATATATTTAATTACTATGTTTTAGTTATTTAGGGGTTAAAGATATTTTTAACTATCTCTACTCTTGGATATCTTGGACTTGAGTCCATAACATTTTCCCTTATATCTTCATAATTAGCTAAAGCAATTATAGCTTCTTTTATTTTTTGTAAGTCAGTTTCGTCTAACTGTCTAAGTGAAACCTTAGTATTTTCAGGCATAGGAGTAATCACTATTCCATCTTTACACCATTCACAGTTAGTAGCTGTTGAGCCTTTACATTTTTCACAAGTCATAATTTTATATTTAATTCTTAATTATACTTATTTCTATTTCTCTTTTACCCCATTTAAAGGCTTCTTGTTTAGTGTCCATTAAAATATCAAACATACCATCATTCTTTAAAGCCATTCTATCCCAGCAACGATAAGTTTTCCCAAGAAGTTGAATGTAAGTTCCACAAGACAAATTACGAGGGCAAGCAATAGCATTAAAAGAAATGCTTGAAATATTACCACAAGCACCGATTTCAGGCGTGGCATCTGTTTCATCTTCTGAAAGAGTGTAGGCAGTAATTTCTGCCAAGACTTCATAGGTTTCTTTATTTTCGGCTTTCGGTAATTTCCCTTGGTTATTACTTTTCTCCATTTTCTGTAAGATAGTGATGTTTTTGGTGGTGGTAATTTTATCTCCATATAATTTAATGTTATAAGTTGAGTATATAATAGCTAGTAAGGTTAGGATAAAGGCTGTGATTTTCATATTATTCCACAACAAACCCTAAAGCTTGTAAAAAGTTATCTAAGTCCTTTTTAAGGATTACTTTAGTTCCACCTTTACCATAAAACTTGGCGTTCATTAATTCAGCATCACACAGGTTAGCATCACGGAGGTCAGCATCACACAGGTTAGCATCACACAGGTCAGCACCACACAGGTCAGCATCACACAGGTCAGCACCACGGAGGTCAGCATCACACAGGTCAGCACCACGGAGGTTAGCATCACGGAGGTCAGCACCACGGAGGTTAGCATCACGGAGGTTAGCATCACGGAGGTCAGCACCACGGAGGTCAGCATCACACAGGTCAGCACCACGGAGGTCAGCATCACACAGGTCAGCATCACCCTTTTCTTTTATTGCTTCTTTATAAGTAGTCTTTGTGCTTTGAAAAATAATCTCACCAGTAAATCTATTCTTAATAGCTATACCAACTACTTTTTCTTCTTTTATTCCTTCTTGCTCAATTTCTTGAACATACTTTTTACATTCCTCTAAATTGTTTAGGACTATGTCTTTTGTAATTTTCTTCATAAGTTTATATTAATTTATTATTATCTCTTATATTTTTTAACCATTTTTTCGTGTCCAGCTTTAGCTTCTTTTAAAGTAGGGTATCTATCCATATCAATTTCCCCCCAATTACCCTTATTAGGGAATACCATTGTTTCAAATATTAAAAGATTTTTATCAAAAGAATGATTTATACCAAGCCATACAGTGCTAATCCATTTGCCATCTTTAAGAGTTGTCTGTTTAATATTCTTGTAGCTTCTGTCTTGTGAGAGCTTTGCAAACTCCATTAATTCTATTTGTTTACCTTGTTTGTTGTAATACATATTATTTTAATTCAATACTATTTTTACCTACTTGATAATATCTTCTAGGGTCTTGCCAACCACACTTCTCACATATCCCTACAAACATCATACTACTAGGAGCGTCATACTCTTCATATTCTTCTCCACATTCAGGGCAGGGGTAATAAGTTATTGTTCTAGTTCCCATTAGTTTAATTTATCTATTATTTCTGTCATTCTTGATTTATAAAAAGTTTCAAAATCAACATATTCAGTGTAGTATTTTTCCTCCCATAATGCCTGTAAAGCATATCTAAGGCGTTGGCTCTGACTTCCTTTTTTAGGTTTGCCTTGAATAACATCTTTGCCGTCAGCTATCTTTACCCAGCCTGTACTTTTTCCTTTATAGGTAATTTTAGTAGTGCCGTCATTGTTAGTCCTTTCGTCTTTTCCGTATATGCTCACATACTCAAGGATAACAGGAAACTCCTTATCCACTTCTAAGGGTTTTTCTATACAGGCCTTACCCGTTATTGCTAAAAAGTATTCATTCATATTTTTTGATTGCTTCGTTATAATGTTTTCTAAGATTTGTTATTTGTTCTTGTTTCTTTTTTTCAAGGTCTTTTAGCCATTTAGCACCCATAATCCTATTAATAGCGTTATGAATACTGGGGTCTTGGGTATGATGATGAAGATAATGACATCGGACACAAATCGGAATACAGTTGCTTTCCCAATAGCGTAATGTTGTTGACGCACCCTTCCTGTAATAATGGTGTAGGCAGTTATATTGTCTACCACAGATTAAGCAACCACTTTTACTATATTTTCTACGACCCCATTCCTGAAGAATTTTATCTGCCTTTTTGCGAAGTGTTGGTAGTTTAACAAGCTTTTTCATATTTAAAAAGGAATAGAATTTATCACCTTCTCATCTGTTGGGTGAGGTGCTACATCGCTCTGTGGCTGTACAGGAGCTGTTTCTTGAGCTTTATCTTCGTTTTGGGTACTTTCACTCGCTTCGTTTAATTTCTTCTGAAAAGCCTTTATATCCTTAGTTGCTAATTCAGCTAAAATATCTTCTGCTATAGGTTCTCTATTAGGAGAAGCAATAACAGAATACTTAACTTCTTTAGTACCAGCTCCTATGGCTCTGATGTTAATGTCATAAGGCATAGGAAAGCCATCAAATCCCCAGTCATTGTCTAATTGGAGTTGGCTGATATTCTCCATAATCATCACTGGCATAAAATAAGGTTTGATTAGGTTGTCTGCTCTGTCTAGTACAAACATAAGGAATTTAAAGGTTGATTGTCCTTTATAGCTTCCTTGATGAGCTACTGGCTCTGATAATAAACGCATACGATTATCTCCTTCTTTGGCTTTTAGATACTCACCTTTTGATAGTCCGTACTCTTTCCTCGTGGTATTTAAGAAAGAAGTAACATTAAAATTTGTCATAGTTTTAGTTTAATTTATTCGTCAGCTTCAGGGTTGATACTTCTGACATCTCCCTCAAGATAGTCTAAGTCCCTTTCCCTGCCAGCCATTGGATAATTAGTTTCGTTGTTCATAAGTTTGTTGTTTATATATATTTTTTTATCTTTTCTTCGGCTATCTAGCATCTGTATAAGGTCTTTGCCCACTGCTACTTTGTTGGTGTCGCTTTTACAGTATTTATTCATCAGCCATATCATTCGTCTTTGCTGTGCTTCTGTGAAGAGTTTAAGGTAGTCTAAGCTTATGGTGGTGTCTTCTTCTTTTATCCAGCCTGCTGTTTCTGATAAAGCGTCTGCTAATTCACTTGTGTTGGGGTGGTAAAAAGTCATATAAGTAAAATAAATGTAATAGCACAAACAAGAAAGCCTACTCCAAAATACCATAGTCTATCTTCAAATCTCTGCCAGGCTTTTTGTTTTTTGTATTGTTCTAAATAAATCATATTTTTATTTTAGTAAACGCCCATCTTCTCCCTCTTCTTCTATAACTGCCTCTTTGTAGTCTTCTAAACAATAAGCGCAGATTATTTCTCCTCTATATTCATCTTCATACATCACATCTCCATTTTTAAGTTCGTGTCCACAATTAGGACATTCAATATTTCTTTCTACTAATAGTTTTTTTAATTCCATATATTTATATTTATAGGCTAGTGATTATTTAAACTTAGCTTTTTGCTGTACGGTGGTCGGAACTCCGCCTAGCTATTACCTCGTTTACAGTTCACACTTAGCTTCAACATTTAGAAGTACCTAACCCATTGAAGGGCAATCGTACATATAGCAATCATGGTATTTCTCTTCTTCCTCTCTTTGTTTTATTGTACTAGCTATATATTCTCTTCTTTTTCTAACTACACTCTCTGGCTTATAGATATACATCATAGCCTTAATGTTATCCCAAGTAGGTTCTGTGCCTTTACTCTCACAAGCTGTTTCATAGAAGTCTATTAAGAACTTAGTGTTATCGCCAGAGTTTCCTTTTTCTGCTACAAGTTGTATGTGTTCTTTGATAATCATATATTTATCTCCTAGAGAGGGGAAGTTGAAATATTTATTCTTTGTGTATTTCTTCGCTCCCCTCTCCAAGATCATTTTTAATGTGTTCCATTAATCGTTTAGTCATATCAGTATCGTTATTAGCACACCATATCTTAAATTGTTTGTGCATTTCCTCTCTTGTCCCTGAAAAGGCTAGAAATATACATTTACCCTGTCTATTTTTTGGTTGATATTTTCTATGCCATTCTAAATGACATTTTCTACACAGTATCATTACTATAAGTGGTTTGTTATAATCTATGTGGTGTTTTTCTAAATACTTTTTGCTACCACACCATACACATTCTGTTTTTATTACATTTTTACTTAGCATAAGTCTTTTTAATTGCTTCTTCTACTAATAAGTTAATAGATTTATAAGTTCTTGCTTTTTCTTCTAATAATATTCTATGAAGATATTTCGGAAGTTTTAAATTTACCCTCTTAATTTCAACTGTTAATTCTTTCATATTTTAGTTTATTTATTTATGACTTAATTATATCATCTGTGTCAGATATGTCAAGTACTAAGATTAACTCTTTTTTTCTTAGGTTTTGAGTTATCAACAGCCAAGGGACAGTTATGCCAATGAGTTATCCCCTTGGCTGATCCAAATAATCTTTTTAAAAGTTTGTAGGTGCAATTACATTTTTTCATACTTTTGTTTTAATAGTATCTAATTTAGCCAGCCATTCTTGAGCTTCTTTTTCTCTTCCGTCATTTAGGGCTATCTCATAGCGTCTTATATAATACGCTACTTTTATTTTGTTGGTGTCTTTCATAGTTTCTTAATATATTTAATAGCGTCTGTTAGTTCCAAACTTTTTTATCTTCATAATGTTGTACTCTCTTACAATTCTTACATACACACCATTCTGAAAAATAATAAGATTGTTTAAGCATTTTTGGAGTAATTATTCTATGCTCCCTTACTTCCATTATGGTTTTACAGTTAGGACATTTGTTTTTTATTACAAAGTTCATATAAGTTCCTTATAGTGTTCTAAGTCTAGTACCACGTTTACATCTCGATCATCTATCCACTTACCAAAATACCTTCTAGCTATAGTTTTATCTTTACACTCTACTAACATATAATTCTTATAGGGTTTTTTAAGATTTTTATAGTTTAATATTTCCTTTCCTTTCCTTTCCTTTATAGCATAGCGTTCGCTCTGCGTTCGCTCTGCGTTCGCATAATGCTTATTCCACTTAATATTAGCACTCTTTCTAGCTTTTTCAGATTTAGTTTTTCTAAACTTTAATGTGTTAATTACTCTGCGATTTGTAAACTTTTTCTCTGCGATTTGAAATAAATTAAATTCATTTATAATTCGCTTAACGAACGCTATGCGCTTGCTTTCCAAACGCATATTAAAAGTTAGAAGTTCATAATCTAATTCTAATTGACCACCAGCTTCATATAACATTTCAATTAAAAACCAATATATTGCCACAGCTTCTAATCCTAATTTATTTTGTAATTTTATTATTTTTTCATCATTCCTTGCATTATAATCGTGTGGGAAGTAATAAGTTTCTTTCATATAGTTATCTTAAACGCAAAAAACCCACAACATCTAACAGGTCTATGCCGTCAAGCTCAACACCTATTAAATATTGTGGGATTTTTGTTCTTAAAAATTTTGACGACATAAGTTTGGTTGATTTGTTTGTAAATATTTTAAAACTAATTAAATAATAGCATACTGGAATTGTTTGTCAAGCCCTAAAACAGGTCTATTTATTGGCTAATCTTACAACATTTGTATTTTAACCTAAAAGTGTGTACTATAAAGATAAGCAAGACTGCCTTTGTGGTATGTGAGAATGAGCTAGGACAGTTTGGCGAGTTTCTTTTATTACCTCTAGGTGGTTTTTCTTAATTAATTATTTTTAAATAATATGGTGAAATTAAAAGTTAGGCAAAAGCGCTACAACGCTGATCTAAAAGAATTTAGAACAAGTATTAATAAACCTAAATACAAACCAGACACAGGCAGACTTATTATGTCTAAGACAGACAAGGAGTTTTCTAAGTTTCTTAAAAGTCAAAAGAAACTAAGAAAGAGTAGATCAGAAAGAGTTAAAAGAATGTCTGAAAGCTTTAAAAGATAAGTATGGAGGTAGAAAAATCATACAAATTAGATGAAGAAACTGTCAAAAAGATTAAAGAAGCATTAAGTATGGACTGTTCAATTAAAGAGGTTTGTTTATTGGCTAAGATTAGCAAACAAACTTATTATAATTGGCGAGAAAGCTTTCCTAAACTTGCAGAAGAATTTGACCTTTACAAGAATAATCTAAAACTTAAATCAAAAGTAGTAATTAAAAAGAATATTGAAGAAAAAGAAGACAAGGATATTGCTAGGTGGTATCTTGAAAGAAGAGATAAGGATTTTAAACCTAAGAGTGATTTAACTAGCGATAACAAACCAATTCCAATATATGGAAGTTTAAGTGTTAAAGAAGATGAAATTCAAGAACACGATAGCGACAAAAAAGATATTCAACCTGAAGAAAAGAATTAGAGCTGTTAGTGGTGGAACAAGCGCAAGTAAAACAATATCAATTTTAGTTTGGTTAATAGATTACGCACAGAGTACAAATAATGAAGTAATGACAGTAGTAGCAGAAAGTTTCCCACATTTACAGTTAGGCGCAATAAGAGATTTTAAAAATATAATGTTGGCTCACGGATACTGGGAGAGTGATAGGTGGAATGAGTCAAAGCACATTTATACATTTTCTACAGGCACGTTTATAGAGTTTATTTCATTTGACAAATTTGGAAAAGCTCACGGCCCCAGAAGAGATATATTATTTCTTAATGAGGCTAATAATTTACCATATCCCATTGTAGATCAGTTAGTTACAAGAACTAGAAAGATAGTATGGATGGATTGGAATCCTAGTGAAGAATTTTGGTTCTATACTGAGATGCTTCCTAATAGAGATGATATTGATTTTTTAGGAGAGAATTATTTGGGTCCACTTACTTATTTACACAATGAAGCTTTAGATGAGATTAGTAAGAAAGAGATTGAAAGTCATAAACATAATAAAAATTGGTGGAGAGTGTATGGACTTGGATTACTTGGTGTTTTAGAGGGTAGGATATATAAAGATTGGAAGATAACAGATGAGATACCACACGAAGCTAGGTTGGAGAGAAGAGGAATAGATTTTGGATATAGTATTGATCCTACTGTAGTAGTAGATATTTACAAATATAATGATGGATTTATTATAGATGAGGTTCTTTATCAGAAAGAGTTGAGTAATAAAGGTATAGCTGATTTTCTTGGTCAGAACGAAAAGCAAAGAATATTAACCATAGCTGATAGTGCTGAACCAAAGAGTATAGATGAGATAAGAAACTATGGAGTTAATATAATTGGCGCTATTAAAGGCCAGGGTAGTGTTAATATGGGAATACAGTTTGTTCAAGATCAAAGGATAAGCGTTACTAAAAGAAGTTTAAAAACAATAAAAGCATATCGTAATTATATATGGGCTAAAGATAAGGTGGGAAACTTTATATCTAATAAGCCTGATGATACAATACACGAGTGGTCTAACCCTATGGATGCAATAAGATATGGCTTAGATAGTTACAGACCAAGACAAACGAGCGTTAAAAAAGCTTACAAACCTCGTAATAGCCGTACAGGCTGGTAAATATGGCAATAAACATACCTAAAAGAAAAGAGAAAGATGTTCTAGCTATGGTAAATAGCGCTTATAAGAACTCTTTAATGTTTCAAAGACCAAATTTCATTAAGTTTAATGAGTGGTATAGTATATATAGAGCCGTAAGAGATGATAGTCATCAGAACTATGATGGGAGGGCTGATTTGTTTATTCCTTATGTTTTCTCTGTAATTGAAACAATTATTCCTCGTCTAGTGGGAAACAAAGTAAAACTAGAAGCTATCCCTCGTGAACCAAATGATATAGAGAATGCTAAGAGCAATACAGCTTTAATGGATTATCAATGGGATAAAATGAATATGAGATCATTACTAAAGGGTTGGTTACGCCAAGCTATGAGTTATGGTTATGGAATGGTTAAACTAACTTGGCAATTCAATGATAAAGGAATGGATAGTCCTAACGCTGAGTTAATTGATTTGTTTGATGTTTTCTATGATCCAGATGGCACTACTATTGAGAATTGCCGTTTTATTATACATAGAAGCGAACGTAGTCTGACTGAACTAAAGACTAATTCTAACTATAAAATACCTAAGAACCTAGATACTACTGTACAGCAAGATGAATATAAGGTGCAAAGAGATGCTATTCTTGGCCTTGTTAAGCCTAGGAGTAAAGACGTAAAGAAGATAGAAGTCCTTGAATATTGGGGACTTTATGAGATAGACGGCGAAGAGAAAGAGTGTTTAATCGTAGTAGCTAACAAAGATACATTAATTAGAGCTGAAGTTAATCCTTATATCCATCAAAGAAAGCCATTTATTAAGTTAATGGATATTGAAGATATTGCTAGCTTTCCTGGTATTGGAGAGATAGAACAGTTAGCTTCCTTACAATATGAGCTTAATGATGTTAGAAATCAGAGAATGGATAATGTTACCCTTATTCTTAATAGAATGTGGAAAGTTAATAAGAACGCTGGTGTAGATGAGGAAGACCTTGAGAGTAGGGCAGGAAACGTGATACACACAGATAATATGGCTGGTATTGAAGCCTTGGAAACACCTGATGTTACTGCAAGCGCTTATAATGAAGAAGTTGTTATAAAAGATGATATGGAAACAGTATCAGGTATAAATGATTACGCTAAGGGTAGTGGTTCAGAGGCTAAGAATGAAACTGCTACAGGTATTATGTTATTACAGGAAGCTTCTTCAAGTAGATTAAAGTATAAACTAGATAACTTAGAGGATTCATTAAAGGAATTTGGCGAACAGTTACTAGCTTTAAATCAACAGTATATAGATAAGCCAACAAAGATTAGAATAGTAGGAGAAGGTATGGCTAAATGGATTTCTCAAGAACCAGACAATCTTATAGGTGATTTTGATTTAGCAGTTGATGCTGCTTCAGACCAACCAATGAATAAGAGTATTCGTAGAGCAGAGGCTAGAGAGTTATTGAATACTGTTGCTCCTTTAGCAGAACTTATAGGCCCAGAGCCATTACAAGTAGTTTTAAAGAATTTATACGAAACCTATGAAATTAAAGATGCTGAAACGCTTTTTAAACAACAAGGAGGAATCCCAGCTCCCCAAGGTTCTGGACAAGCTCCAGGCCCTCAAGATACTGGTCAAGTCAGAGGGTTGGCTAGTGGCTCAGGAGTTAACCCAGGATCGCAAACGCCAGCTGGAATTGGAATTGGTTAAGAAAGCACAAAAGAAAGAAGATACTTCAGTTGAGGCTGGAGAGATAAAGAGTATAGATTATATCTTTAACGAAATTTTATATATATTAAAGAAGAGGACTTAACCTTATTAAATGTTAATAAAGCCACTACAAGGCGTTAAAATGAAATTATGTCAGACGAAACTAATGTTGAGGAATCAAATGAAGAATCAACTGAGGTAGAGGAAACTACCCCTTCTCCGTCAGAAGAAATAAAACCTGAGGCTGAAGAAAAGACAGTTCCCTATGATCGCTTTCAAGAGGTTATTAAGGAAAAGAATCAGTATAAAGAGTTAGTAGACACAATGGAGTCTAAGCCCGTTGAACCAGTTAAAACTCCTACGGATTTTGCTGGTGATACCGAAGACGCTCTCAAGCTTATTGATGAGCGGGCAAATAACATTGTATCTAAACGACTACAAGCTACTGAGAGAAAGAGGGATTTAGACGATACAATCTCTAAAAATCCTGACTTCTTCAAGTTCCAACCTATTATTAAGGCTAAAATAGAGGAAAACCCTAATTTGGCTTGGTCAGATGCTTATAAGCTAGCTAAATATGATACTTCTCAAAACGAAGCTAAAGAAGCTGGTAAGCAAGAGGCTTATGATAATATTGTTGAAAAGAAGAAGGGAAATGTTGAATCTGCTTCTAAGGCTAAAACACCTGGTTCTGGTGATTCAATTGATCCTCAAGCGAAAGGACCTGATGGTAAGTATTTATATACTGCTAAGGAGTTAGAGGACTTATTACCGAAAGCATAAAACGAGTACATTAAAAACGAGTCATATAAAGGTTGAAAGGTGATAATTAACAAAGATTTGTAATATTTAATTATATGGCTTCATCTACATCAAACACTACGTCGTTGACAAATACTATTAAGAGTTTTTACGACAGAGTAATGTTAGACGTATTAGATCCAGAATTAAAGTATTATCAGTTTGGTGAAAAGCGACCTTTGCCTAAGGGTGAAGGTAAGACTATTATTTGGAACAGATCTACTCGTCTTGCGACTGGTTTCGTTCTAAGTGAGGGTGTTACTACTTCTACAGCAAACGCTTTATCAACAGCTAAGGTATCAGCTATTATCAGACAATTTGGTGGTTACACATCAATTTCTGACTTAGTTGACCTAACTTCTATTACTGACGTAATGAAGATGGCTGCTGAACGCATAGGCGCACAGGCTGGTGAAACTATTGAGCGTGTTATTACTTGTGAATTAGCTACCTACAATGCAGGTGCTGGTATTCATTATGTAAAGAACTCCGCTACAATTGGTGATTACTTTGAATCTGTTTCTGGTATCTCTACTTGCGCTAATGGTATTTACGGTTCAGTTCTTGGTGCTACTGGTTGTTATAATAATGTTTTATCTGTTTCAAATGTAAGATCTTGTGTCTATCGTTTGAAAGGATTAAATGTTAAACCTTACGAGGGTAACGACTTTGTATCCATCATTAATACTGAAACCGCTGAAGACTTAGTGAGTGATTCTACTTGGATTAACTTCCATCAATACGCTGCCCCTGGCCAAGCTAACCTATATACAGGTGAAATTGGTAAGATTTATGGCTGTCGTTTCGTAGAAACCACTCAAGGTCCTGCTGTTCGTGGTGTTGGAGATTCATTATCAACTGCTTCTGCTGTTGTCTATGGTACTCTAGTAATGGGTAAAGGCTATTTCGGTGTTACTGAGTTAGATGGTGGTATTAAAACCTTCATCGCTCAAGGCGCAGAAAAAGGCGATCCATTGAATCAGTTAACCACTTATGGTTGGAAAGCTAACTTTATTAGTAAAGTGCTTAACGCCTCTTGTGGTGTATGGTTCTGGGCTGGTTCTGGCGACACAACTGTTGTTGCTGACGAATCCGCTACTGGAAGTGTCACACGATACAAGTATCCTACAGCTTATTAAGCTTAGATATTCTATTCCTCAATTTATTTTGGGGAATAGCAATTTATACTTAACATAAAAGTATGGCAAAAAAGAAAAAGGTAGTTAAAACAGAGAAGACCATAGTAGAACCACAAACATTATGTGCTGGTTGTATGGCATCTCCTGTAACTTATAGGACTAATGATGGTGTTGGTTTTTGTTGTTTAGCCTGTGAAACTAACTATCAATAATGATTTATCTAATTACTGGGGCTACTGGTACTTTAGGCCAAGCCCTTACAAAACGATTAGCAAAAAAACACGAAGTAAGAGTATATTCAAGAGATGAATACAAACAATCTGAAATGGCAAGAGAGAATAATCCTAATATATCCTATTGGTTGGGTGACATTAGGGATTTAGAACGTTTAAAAGAGGCTTGCGAAGGTGTTGATGTTATTATTCATACGGCTGCTATGAAACGTATGGACACAACGTCACATAACACGTTCACCGTGGCTGATGTTAATATAACTGGCACAAGGAATGTAATGATAGCTGGTAGAGGCAAAAAAGTAATAATGGTTTCTACTGACAAAGCATTTCAACCTAGTTGCATATATGGTGCTTCAAAAATGATTGCTGAGAGTATTACACTCGCAGGAGGGGGAATAGTCTGGCGATTTGGTAACTTTATAGGCTCTAGGGGTAGTGTTTGGGAAGTATTTAAGAAACAAAAAAAGGCTGGTAAACCATTTACTATTACAGTACCTTATGCCACAAGATTTGTTATTAGATTAGATGAGGTATGTGATTATTTACTATCTGATGTAGAGAGTGGTATTTATTACCCACCAAATTTAAAAACAATGACAGTACAAGAGATAGCTGATTCAATTGATCCTAATTGGCCATTTGAGATTATAGGTTTAAGAGAGGGGGAGAAGCTTTTTGAAAGCTTTAATCATAATTATACGAGTGAAAGACAATAAAAAACGATAAATATGGCAATACGATTTTGCAAACCCTATCTAGGCGAAGAAGAGCTAGATGAGGTTAAAAAGACAATTGAGGCTGGTTGGATAACAACTGGCAAAGTTACTGAAAAGTTAGAAGAGAAGATAGCTGACTTTACTGGAGCAAAACATTGTATTATGTTGAGTTCTTGTACAGCTGCTTTACACCTATCTTTAGAGTATCTATTTAAAGGGAAGAGTTTTGTTGGATATTGTCCATCCCTAACCTTTGCTGCTACCGCTGAGGCTATATATCACGCTGGAGGTACTATTTTATGGGGTGATGTAGATGACAAGATGTGTTTAGATACTAATTCAGAACTACCATTTGATGTAGCTATACCTGTTCATTTATGCGGTGTAGAAGCTATAACAAATTATCATAATAGACCCGTGGTTGAAGATTGCGCTCATCTTATGAAAAAAGATATGTGCAAGGATTCAGATCACTTTTTTTGTTACTCTTTTTATGCCACTAAGAACCTAACTATGGGAGAGGGCGGTTGTATCTGCACTAATAATGATGAAGCTGCTGAATGGTTTAAAAAGGCTAGGCATCACGGCATATCTAAAGATGGTTGGAAACGTTATGAAGGGAATAATTGGCAGTATGATATAGAATTTATGGGTTGGAAGTGCAACCCAAGTGATATATTAAGCGCTATATTATTAGCTAATTTTGATAAATATGTAGAAATACACATAGAAAGACAGCGATGTGTAGAGAAATACAATGAATTATTAGGCTTAAAGAATACAGGAATACATCTATACCCTATTTTAGTAGAAGAAAGGAATGTTTTTATGCAAATTATGGCTGATAGGGGTATTCAATGTTCAGTTCACTTCCTACCTTTACATAAAATGACAGCATTTAAGGGATGTTTAAGTAATAACCTAGAGAAAACTGAATATCTTGGGGAAAGGCTTGTTAGTTTACCATTATATCCCGAACTTAAAGATACTGATATTAAATATATTTGCGATAATATAATAAAAACAAAATTGCTCATAAAAAGGAAAGAGAAATGAAAACAAAAATCTGGCATCCTGAAAAATCAGTCATTTTAGATTGTGCTATAGCTGATAACTGTACCTTGCACGCACCAATTTGGATTGGTAAAGACGTTAGAATAGGTGATGGCTGTAAAATACAAGCCTTTTGCTTCTTGCCTGAAGGTGTGGAACTGGGAAAAAATGTGTTTCTCGGCCCTTCTGTCGTATTTACTAACGATGCTAAACCCCCAAGAGGTAAAGAGGATTGGGAAAAAACCATTGTAGAGGATGACGTTTCTATAGGCGCAGGTTGTGTAATACTGTGTGGCGTTACTATAGGTAAGGGCGCTATGATCGGTGCTGGTACAACTGTATTTAAAGATGTTCCTGCTGGAGTTATAGTCATTAATCGGAAGGAGATGGTATTTTTCTAATGGCCAGGGGCAGCCAAAAATGCCCCACTATTTACTAATAAACGATAAATATAAAATTATGAATTCTACATCAACACCAGTACCTATTACTACAATTAAGTTAGAGTTTCCTCTCCCTAGAAGGATTATGATCACAGGACATCTAGGCTTTGTAGGACAGGAAACTGTTAAACAATTAGAGGAGTTAGGCCATCAAGTGATAGGCTACGATCTTTTAGAAGGTAATGATATTAGGGATTTTAAACAATTACAGAAGTTTGTAGAAGAACACAAACCACATAGGGTACTTCATTTAGCTGCTATTGCTCGTTTTGCTGAGGCAGATAAGAACCCTAGACTAACCTTTGAAACTAATCACGTAGGTACAAGTAATGTGGCTAATGTATGCAAAATGTACCATATACCCCTAGTGTACGCTTCTACTGGTTCAGTTTATATGCCTATTGTTCAAACACCACCTATTACTGAGGATTTTAAGGTAATGGGTAACTCACAATACGCTTGTTCTAAATTAATAGGCGAAAGCTTTGTGGAAGAGGTAAATCCTCATATTATCCTTAGATATTCTCATATCTATGGAAAAGAGAAGAGAGGACACGGGCTTATTGGTGGATATTGGGCTAGAATACAGAGAGGACTAAAGCCTATGTTGTATGGTGGCGATCAGAGCAACGACTTCTGTTATATTCCTGACATAGCTCAATCTAACGTTCTTGCCTTATTAGCTGGTTGGGATAGTTGGAATCAAATTTATAACATTGGTACAGGTGAGGAGCTTACTGCAGAAGATGCTGGAAAGATTGTCTGTAAAGTTACTGGTTGGAAGAGTGGCGTAGAGAAGGTGAAAGCTAGAGAAGTAGATCCACAGAGATTCGTATTTGATATTAGCAAGGCTCAGATGATGCTTAACTATGAACCTAAGTGGACTTTTGAAGCTGGTATGAAAGATATGTTTTTTGATGAAATAATGGATAAGAAAGTAGAAGAATTAAAAGAAAGAGATGAAAAAGTTCCTAACGCTTAGAGTTCTTTTATTTGTCAATGCCATAATAGTTACCTATGCCTTTACAGGAAACTTCTTACAAGCAGGTAAAATGACAATAACCTTAATAATTTTAAATACCTTAACAATGTATTTAGTAATGAAATAATATGATACATAAACTCGCAGACGTGGAAACGGGAGCAGAAATAGGAGAGAATACTTGTGTTTGGCGTTGGTCACATATAATGCCTAGAGTTGAAATTGGTAAAAACTGCTCTATAGGACAGAATTGCTTTATTCAGGACTTTGTAGAGATAGGCGATAACTGTAGGATACAAAACAACGTATCCTTATATAGTGGTGTAAAGCTAGAAGATAACGTCTTTGTTGGTCCTAGTGCTACCTTTATAAATGTACGTAAACCAAGGGCTAATCAATCTATTGCTACTTCTGCCTATAATACAACCTTAGTCCATAGTGGTGCTACTATCGGTGCTAACGCTACTATTCTATGTGGTGTAGAGATAGGGGAAAATGCTCAGATAGGAGCAGGCGCTGTAATAACTAAGAATGTACCACCTGGAGTTACTGTGGTTGGTAATCCTGCTGGTATTCTTGTTAGTGATGTTACTGGTCAGGCTTTTGTCGTTTCGTACGAACAGTACTACATTAGTAAAAAAAGACAATAATATGAATAGTCAAAGAAATAAAATAAGATTTAGTTTATACTATGATTGGGAGGGTATTTTTGCTTTTAATAATGATAAAAGGGAGTTAATTAATAATATAGTTAGTGAAATTATGAAAGAAAGAAAAAGAATTAGTAAATTATCGTGGCAGAAAAGATTGTTTAATAAATTAGATAAATAATATGTATAAAAAGAAAGAACAACCTTTAATATCGTTTATTACACCAAATTATAATGATGGTAATACTATTGAGGCAATGGTAGATTCTATAATGGAGCAAGACTATCCAAACATTGAACAGATTATTGTTGATGATGGTTCTACTGACAACTCTAAAGAAATTCTGGATAAGTTAGACAATAAATATGACCGATTACAGGTTATATACCTAAAAAAGAATGAAGGAGCTTGTACGGCTCGTAATCTTGGCGCTGAACACGCTAAAGGTAAATATCTCTCATTTCTACCTGCTGACGCTAAGTTATATCCTGGTGTAGCTCGTATATGGGTTGAAGGCCTTGAAAGACACCCTGACCACGACTTTCTATATGGAGGTTATAAGTTTGTAGATGAGAAAGGACACGAAGTTATGTCTTATCTTGCTGAAGACTTTGATCCTTACTTCTTAGAGGTAACTAACTATATTGATGGCTCTTATCCACTTACTAAGGAATTGTTTGATAAGATGGGTGGTTGGGATCCGAAAGTTAAATCCTTACAAGATTGGGATTTCTGGATTAACGCTGTAAAGAACCACGGAGCTAAAGGCTTCTATTCTAAACAGGTATTCTTTGAAACAACTATGCCTCATCCTGGCGGACTTTCAGATGATAGTAATAGGAATTGGGTAGAACGTCTTAACTTTATTAAAAACAAATATGGTATTACACAGAAACAGATTTGTGTTACAGGTCAGGGGGCTGCTTTTCACGCTAAGAATGTAGCTAAGTATCTAGGGGCTGATTATTTACCACTCCCTTCTTTTAAACCACATAACTATGAAATGATTTATATCGTTGGTTTCTTTGGCAATGTAGATCAATCCTTATGGAATACTAGGGCGTTAAGAGTGGTACATTGGATAGGCTCTGATATATTAGGTGTTAAGAATGCTGAGGAGAAATTAAGAACACAAACCCTAGACTGGATAGATAATAATGTTGATGTTCATTTATGCGAAATGGAAGCAACTCAAAAAGAACTAGCTGAAATGGGTATTAAGGCTCGTATCGTTCCGTTCCCGCCTAAGATATTAGGACAAGAGAACCTATCACTACCTAAGAAGTTTAGTATTGCTATTTATGATCCTTATGTGAATAAAGAGTTTTACTTCTCTAATTTTATTAGGGAGTTTGCAGACAAACACAAAGATATAGATTGGCATTTCTTTGGTGATCCCACCTTAGTAGGACATAAGGATAATATACATAATTGGGGGATACTAAACGAAGAAGAACTAAAAGAGCTTATTGTTAAGACTTCTTGTATTTTACGCTTAACACCTCACGATGGACTTCCTCTATCAGTAGTAGAGTGGATTACAGCTGGTCGCAACGCTATCACCACAATAGACATACCTTATGCTGTAAACTTTAAAGTAGAACAGTATGTTGGTGAGAAAGCACCAACTAAGAAACAATTGGCTAGTGTTGTCAAGAAGAATGAAGTTAATCTCCTAGAAACCATTAAAAGCGTCAAAGATTTAGGGATTAATGAAGATGGCGCTACCCATTATAGAGATGTTTGTAACGTAGAAAAGTTTAAAGATAATATCTATAAGCTATTAGATGTAGATATAGAGGATTGGTGGAAACAAATGTCTGATTTATGGGGAGATGTAGAGAATGGACAGATTGAAGCAGACGATATGTTCAAAGCAGTAAAGAAGATTAAGGAGCTAAAACCCGAAAACATAATAGATATTGGTTGTGGAACAGGTCGTTGGTGCGATATTCTTCCAGATGTACCTTATAGGGGAGTTGATTTTATGCAGAAACTCATAGATCAAGCTAAGGAAAAGCACCCAGAGAAAGACTTTGAGGTAGGTAGTATTGATAGTTTTGCTGAAACAGTAGAAACTAAGTATGATTTAGCTTTTACTTTTGCTACTTTGCTCCATATTCCACCTAAGGAGATGAAACAAACAGTAGAGGCCTTAAAGAAGATTGCTAAACGTGCTGTTCTTATTGAACCCATTAAAGAAGCTCCTGTTGAAGGTAAGGGTAGAACTATCCACCCTAAGATCATTCAAAAGCAGAAAGACACAGATTTCATCTTTAATGTCAAATATACTTGGGTTCACGACTATATGGACTATTTTGAGGTTGAAGAAGTAATACCTATGAGCAATAACAGGGCTTTATATGTAGTAAAACTATGAAGTATTTAACAATAATCGGAACAAAACCACAGATAATTAAATATATAGATTTAGGAGAGCCTTTAGTTTGGACTGGACAGCATTATGACAAGAATATGAAGGATATATTTTTTAGTGGTCTAAAGATAAAGAAGCCTGATTACGATCTAGGAGAAACAGAGCTTGGGGGTATGATTGAGGCTCTACAGGGTGTTCTAAGGAAGGAGAAGCCTGATTATGTCATTCTCTATGGAGATTGTCGTTCAACGTTAGCAGGGGCTATTTCAGCGCTCTACGAGGGTGTTAAGATTATACACATAGAGGCAGGTTGTCGTAGTGGCAATGATACTATGATTGAGGAGAGAATACGTAAGTTAGTTGACAAAATGGCAGATTTACACTTTGCACCATCAGAAGAGGCAGAACAACGTTTATTAAATGATTATCACACTAACGTTTATAAGGTTGGAGCTACGCAGTTAGATACAATGTTTCAGACATTTCCTACTAAAAAGCCTAAAAACTTCTATAAATACAGGGTTCTTACTTTACACAGGGACTTTAACACTGACAATAAGAAGAGATTGCAGGCCATATTTAAGGCTTTGGGTCAATCAGATATGCCTATTAAGTTTTTTTGCCATCCACGTACAGAAGCTAAGATTAAGGAGTTTAAGATTCAATTACCTGATGTTATTAAGAAATATAAGCCAATATCCTATAAAAAAATGATACAGGAGATAGCTTGGGCTGAGAAGATAATTACTGATAGTGGTGGTATTCAGGTAGAAACTAACTTTCTTAGACGACCTTGCCTTACCCTAAGAGATGATACTGAATGGACAGAAACAGTAACTGGTGGTTGGAATATCCTTGTAAACGCTGACACCATAGGTGAACATCTTAACACTACATTTAGAGGAAAGGGCGATCAGACCATATATGGAAATGGACAAGCTAAATTAAAGATTAAATTAATATTACAAAATTATGGCTAAACTTAAAGTATTCTTGAGAATACCAGTAGCAGCAGATTGTGGGGTTGGTTATTATCGTCAATACCTACCGCTATTAGAGGCAAAAAAACAAGGTGCGTTAAACTTTGTTTGTCATAAATTTACGTGGGGAGAAGATGTAGAAGAAGATCAAGAATTAGAAAAACTAGAGGCAAAGCTTAATGAAGGTGGTAAATATGCTGACATTATGTATTTTTCTAGGAATGATGTACCTGGCTATATAGCTCAGGCTGGAGGTATGAGGGATTTCTTTCAAAAGCCCATTGTTCTTGATATAGATGACAATGTTCAAGCTACACGCCCATATAACCCTGGTTATCGTTCTTTTCACCCAGGAAGTCCTAATATGGTATGGAATATTAAGTCTTTAGGTGTTTTTGACGCTTTTATAGTATCTACCCAGAATTTAAAGGATTATTACTCTAAATATACCGATCCTAGTAATATTTATGTTTGCCCTAATAGCTTAGATTGGGAAGAAAGGAACAAGGTTTATGACGGAGATTTCTCTAAAAGCAAGATATTTCCCAAGAAAAATGGTGAAATACGTATAGGTTGGTCAGGTTCAGCTGCTCATTGGGAGAATTTAAAACAGATTGAAGATGCTATTGTTCAAATATTAATAGATTATCCACAGACTACGTTCTATTATTCAGGGTTATTTGCTGATTTGTTTCAAGATAAAGAAATTAAAGATAGGGTGCATAGAGTACCTTGGTCAAAATTAAAAAATTGGGCTTATGCTAATAGAGAGATGAATTTTGATATAGCCTTAGCGCCTTTATGTGATAACGATTTTAACCGAGCCAAAAGTAATTTAAGGGTATTAGAGTATGCTTCAGCACGTTATTCTGTAATTGCTTCACCTGTAGAACCATATAATTGTTTTAATAACAAGGAAGTTATATTTGCAACAGAACCAGAAGAATGGTATAATGCTATGGAAAAGCTTATTAAAAACAAGGAGCTGAGAGAAAAGTTGGCACTAACCTTGTATAACAAGTGTAAAAGTGTATATAATATAAGTAGTAATTATAAGTATTGGGTAAAAGCACTAGAAGATATAAATAAAAAATTTAAGAAGAAACTTAAAAAATAGTACGATAGTAATTAATTAACGAGCCAGGCCTCTTAGAGGTATGGCTTTTTATTTTAAAAATATGGAACAACCATTTGCTAAACCAATAGAACCAGTAAAACCAATAGATACCAACAAAACAACTGGTGCTGATACATCTACCAGAGAGGGTAATATAGATTTACCAATTTCTCACTATAAAGACTTAAATGAAGTACCTTATACTGTTAAACACTTTAATATTACTGGTTATGATTTTGATGCTATAAGGGGAAATGTTGATATTTTAGATAATTATATTATTTCTCAGATAAACGAACGAAGTTTAAATGATACAAAGGAAAGTTATGAACAGATAGTAAATGAAATGTTTGGTTTACTTGGTATTGAAGAAAATACTAGAAATGAAATTAAATTTAATAAAATAGTTCAATATATTAATTTCTTAGGAAGAGCTAAAAATGCTAAAAGAACAAGAAATGCTATGAAAAGATATTTAAAAAATAATTAAAATATATGGCAGTACCAAAATATGGTCCAATACCAATCCCCGATCTCCAAAATTGGAACACAGATCGGGAAGTAGATCCTATTGTAATGACAAGGGGTATCCAATATAAAACTAGCGGTGGCTGGTGGAATTGGGATAGTCAATTAAAATCAGATGACGCAGGACTTTTAAGAGTTTCAGCTGTGGGTGGTTCTACAGTATCATTTGATGGTGATGCAGCTAATAACAGAGTATCAGCAATCCAAGAAGATGCTTCTGTTCATAGGGTATCAACATTTTCCGATGATGCTGCTTTTATGAGAGTATCTGCTCTTGGTGTAACAGCAACCACAACCCCTTTATCAGCCGATGCAGATACTGTGAGCGCTAAACAACACGATGCCTCTAATTTAATGGTTAGTTGTCGTAGTGACGATGCTGCTTTCTTTAGGGTAAATGTGGTATCAGGTTCATCTGGTGGAGTATCTGCTAATCAGTCTTTGTCAGCACGTAATTTAGAAGGAACAGCTTTTATTGGAAATATAAGCGCAAAGAATACTGATGCTGGTAATTTAATGGTATCAGCAAGATCCGATGATGCAACTTTAAATAGAGTTTCTGCGATAGGTCTTACTTATGTAGAAGATACAGCACATTCTGATGGTGATAGTGGTGTAATGGCTCTTGGGGTTAAAGAAACAGATGATTATAGTGTCCCTGTGGCTGGCGCTGATGGGGATTATTCTTCTTTATCAGTAGATGTTGGTGGATTTTTAAGAACAAAAATGCAACCATTATTCTTGGTAGATGCTTGTACTGCTACAGCTGATTTTTCAGTTCTTGGTAATGATACAACTAACCTAGCTACAAACTCTAATCATTTAGCTGGTACTGCAAGTTTAAGTTTTGATAAGGTTGATGGCGCTGCTAATACTAAGATAGCTGGTATTCAAAAAACTCTACCCACAACAATAAATTTCTTTAAAGTTGCTGGGGTATTGGGATATATTCAGTCAATGGTTTATCTTACTGATATAACTGATTGTGATTATTTTTTTGTTAGACTTGGTACAGATAGTTCTAATTATAATGAATGGAGAATAAGTATAGGAGATGCTTGGACAGCTGGTATTTGGGAAACAGTACAAATCGCTATATCAGAACCTAATTATGCTGGTAGTACTGGTAATGGTTGGGTTGCTACAGCAGTTGATTATATGGCTTTTGGTGTAGCTTTTGATGCTGAAACAGATACTCTCGCTAATATATTGGTAGATAGGATAGTCTTTGCTGGTGGTATATTAACAACCTCAGATATTACAGCTTCAATTACAAGTGATATAAATTCAGCAAATATTAATTTATTAAAAGTTGGTAATAAGACAGTAAATACTGGTACTGGAAATGTAGGAACTGGAACTCAAAGAATGGTAATAGCATCAGATCAAACAGCTTATAATGTTTCAGCAAAGTCTGACGAGGCATCTGATTTAAGGATAAGTGCTTTTAGTAACGATGGTGGACTTATGAGGGTATCAGCTTTAGTTCCAGCCACAGTAACAGTTTCAGCTACGGATTTAGATATAAGAGATTTAACTTGGATTTCAGATAGTGTAGAAGCTTATCAGACTGCAGCTGGTCAATTAATGGTAAGTGCGAGGTCAGACGATGCAGCTTACTTCCGAGTGAATGTTGTATCTGGTGGTGGTAGCTTTACAAATGATGCAGATGACCAACCAGTATCAGCTAAAAGTAATGATGCTGATACACTTCGTATTTCAGCTTTTCAATCTAATCACGATAATCTTAATGTTAATGCTAATCTCCAGCAGGGTGATTATGATGTTGATGATACTAATGCTTTATATGTTCAGTCAGATGATGCTTCATTGTTTAGGATAAATGTTGTATCTGGTTCTTCAGGTGGTGTTTCAGCTAACCAATCATTATCAGCACGTAACTTAGAGGGTACTGCCTTTATGGGTTCTGTTTCTGCAAATCAAGCGGGTACTTGGGCTATTTCAGCCTTAGGAAAAGAAGGAAATGCACATATTGGGCAAGTATCATCTACCTTAGTTGATGATGGTTCTATAGATAAGTTTTATGGCCGTATATCAGCTCTTGGCGTAACTACTTCCTTTGACGGAGATGCTAGTAATAATAGAGTAAGTTCAGTACAAGAAGATGCGAATAATCTTATGGTAAGTGCAAGGTCTGATGACGCAGCTTATTTTAGAGTAAACGTAGTGAGTGGCGGTGGAAGCTTTACGAACGATGCTGGCGATCAACCAGTTAGTGCTGTACAAGACGATGCTTCAGTATTAAATATTTCAGCAAAGAGTGATGAAGCTAGCGATTTAAGAGTTTCAACCTTTAGTCTAGTAGCTAACGCAAATGTAGTTTCAGCCGCTCAGAGTGATGCCTCAATACTTAGAACCTCAGCTTATATAATCACAGATACGATTGGTGGTCTTATAATAGGTCGCTTATCTAACTTATCCTCTAGTGGAAATATCAAAGCTACAGCAGGTTCTATTTATGGATATTATGCTTATAACACAACAGATATACCTCAATATATAAACTTTACTAATACCTCAGGAGCAATAAACGTTGGAACTGATGCTGTAGCCTTTAAGGCTATGCTTCCAGCTTCAGCAGCTGCTAATATATGGTTTGGTCAAGGTTTGATCGGATTTACAAATGGTATAGGTGCTTACGGAACTTCAGCAATAGCTGATAATGCTACTACTCCTTGTGCAACAAGTGCAGTAGGAATTAATTTATTTTATAGTTAGATGCTAGAAATTAATGACCAATTAGAAAAAGATATTACTGACAAATACGAAGTTGAACAGAATACTTTTATTACTCTTGAAAAGGATTTTGAAACTGAAATTGGTGATTTAAAGCAAGAAGACTTCAAGCCTCAAGTTAAGATTAAACGCTGGGGTAATGAATGTAATTTTAGTATCAGGCATATTGATACAGAAACAGATACTCCTGTATTAGAGTTAGTTAAGGATAAGATTAAATACAAAAAAGCAAAGACCGAATGTCATTTTTACGATAAAGGTTTTGAAGAGGATAGTGGTGGTTATGAGTTTGAAGTTCTTTTAAAAGAAGACCCACGAAAAGATAAAACAAAAGATTACGATATAGAATTTACAGTAGAAACAAAGGGTTTGAAATTCTATCCACAACCAGAATTAACACAGGCAGAAAAAGA